GCTATGGATGCCAGCTCACCTAAGGGTGATGCCCTCGTGGGAGTTAGGCAGCAAGCCATCTCTGCTGGCAACAATGCTATCTATGATATTACAAACTCGGCGATGGTGCTTTTCAAAAAAGTTTGCGAAGACATTGTCAAGTGCATACAGATTATACCAGAGGATTCTGTTTTGATGAAGGTCTATCAAAATGCTATTGGAGAGACCAACATGAAAGTCCTTTCTTCTTTTAGTGATCTTCCCATGTATAACTTTGGGGTTCAGGTTCACAAAGAGATGGAGGACGAAGAAAAGCAGTACCTGGAGCAAAACATTCAAGTTGCGTTGGCTCAGAAAGAAATAGATCTTGAAGATGCTATTTCTATTAGAGATCTCAAAGACATAAACCAAGCAGAGCGTTTGTTGATTGTAAGGAGAAAGAAAAGAATGAAGCAGCAGCAAGAGATTGCTATGCAGAACTCTCAGATGCAATCTCAGCAGGCCCAGCAAGCCGCCATGTCTGCCAGCCAAGCTAGACAGCAAGAAATGCAAATGGAGTCACAACTCAAGGCTCAAGAGATGCAAATGAAAAACCAGCTAGAGGCACAGCTGGAGGGCGTCAAGCATGAGTTTAGAAAAGAAATAGAAATAATTAGAGCCCAGGCTACTCTTGGATTCAAGACCGATGATCAAGAATTTAAAGAAAAAATAGAGATTCTTAAGGAGGATAGAAAAGACGATAGAGTTGATAAACAAGCATCAAAACAATCTAAACTCATCTCACAAAGAAAAGGAAACAGAGGTGAGTTAGAGGAGGCTAGCTCTGGATTTGATATAAGCGAAATGTTATAACAATGGCAAGTAAACTAAACTTAGACGTATCTGAGAAGCTCGATATTACCTGTAAGAAAGGTGATACCTTTAATCTTGCTTTGTTGTTGAAGGATTCATCAGGCACAGCCCTAACTCTTAGCACCTCTAACTATGAGTTTTTGATGCAGGTTAGAGGTAGAAAGTCTGGGGCTAGTAAAGCAAGACCCCTTATTCTTGGTACTTCTTCAAAAGGCAAGTCAGCCATAACTAGAGAGGGGGCCAACAATTTTACTGTCACTATAGACGACAGCGGAAACGCAACCTTTTCTGCTTCTGACAAAATCATGTCTAGGATTGCTGCTGGCAGATACGTATACGACATTCAACAAACAGTGAATGAGGTATCAACCACTATTCTTGAGGGCAACTTTATTGTGAATGATGATATCTCAAATCCTGATTCATAATGTCTATAACTGTAAATTCATCTGCATCAAACACCATAACCATAACGGCCAGTACGTCAAGCACAACAACAGTTCTTGGCAAGGGCGTTAAGGGCGATAAGGGTGACACTGGAGCTACAGGAGCTACTGGGCCAGCTGGTGCCGACGGCACTTCACCCAACGCTTTTACCACAATAGCGGTAGCTGGACAAGACAATGTCGTTGCGGATAGCACAAGTGACACCCTAACTATTGCTGGTGGATCTAATGTTACTGTGACAACCAACGCTTCAAGCGACACGGTTACCATAGCTTCTACCGATACGAACACTCAGCTTAGTACTGAGGAGGTTCAAGACATCGTGGGGGCTATGTTTACTGGCAACACAGAAACTCGTATTGCTGCAACGTATGAAGACTCTGACGGAACTATTGATTTGGTGGTGGATGCCATCCCTGTTGATCTTACTTCTGACGGAGCTGGAACCATTCACGCAAACAATGTTCCTACACTAAACCAAAACACTAGCGGAACAGCAGCTGGACTTTCGTCAACGTTGGCTGTGGGTAGCGGCGGCACGGGTGCCACTACACTTACAGATAACGCTGTTCTTACTGGCACAGGAGCTAGCGCTATCACTGCTGAAGCAAACTTGGCTTTTTCAAGCGACAGGCTTACTATCGGGGCTACCAGTGAGATTACGCCTATTCTTAGGCTACTCAATGACGAAAATACAGTTCACATAGCTATAGCTGACTCTGCCGATGATTTGTTGACAGGAGTTTCAGATGGCGACTTGTTAATTGAGTCTGTAGGCGACCACAGCGTTGCGATTGGTCAGAACGACACCATACATATTAAAGTTACGAGTAAGGGGGCTGAAATAAATAACAGGCACTTTCAAGTAACAAGTAACACAGACGGAGATCATGATGGAGATGTCGTGTTTCTAGGGGGTACAACTTCTATGACAACAGGTGCTTTGTATCACTTTAAGTCTGATGGCACATGGGAACTTGCCGACGCTGATGCAGCTTCAACTTGTGATGGATTGCTTGGGATTGCTCTCGGCGCCGCATCTGATACCAATGGTGTTTTGCTTCGCGGCATGGTAACTATTGATCACGACCCAGGGGCTGTGGGTGACGTCTTATTTGTTTCTACGACAGCAGGTGATATTACATCTACACCTCCCTCTGGAAACGGAGATATAGTTAGAGTGGTTGGATATTGTCTTAACGCATCAAATGGTCAGATCTGGTTTAACCCAGACGGAACCTTTGTAGAGGTTAGCGCATAAATGAGCATAAGTAAAATATCCTTTGTCTCTTGGTCTACGATAAGTAAAGTTTCTAGTGTAACCAAAGCAAATGTAGAGAAAGTCTCTAGTGTTGAGGCAAAACTTTTGCTTAACGAATACACTGGGGCCACAGCTGCATACAGTCTTAGAAGACTAAACGCAAACTATACAGGCAACTGCATCAGGGTTAGAAATGACAGCGGCACTCAACTAGATATTGGATTTGTCGGAGACTATCTAGACACCGCCTCTTTGTCTAGTCATTGCGGATCTGGAGGGGGTCAAATCACGATATGGTATGATCAGTCAGGAAATTCAAGAGATGCGTCTCAGTCCACTGTATCTGCAATGCCAACCATATTTTCTTCTGGGTCTCTTAACGAAGTAAACTCAAAGGCTGCAATTTCTTTTGATGGTGGGGACAGGCTTTTGACAGCCTCAACTCAACTTCATACGGGTGCGTTTTACGCTACGTGTGTTGTTCAAAGTCCATCTAGCATTGGCAATGAGCAGATTTTAGGTCAAGATGATGCTCAATCTTCCCCAAAGGTTAGAATAGCTCAGTATTTAAGGACAAAGGGATCTAGCTCTTCAGCCAGAGTAGTTGTCTTTAATACTTCTGCAAGTGCTTTTGGAGATGATTCAACGTCTGTCGGAACTAGCAGTCAGGTGCAAATATCTTCTTACGCAACAAGCGGAGGGACTATTGAGAGCTTTGATGATTCTGCAACAAACGGGTCTTCTTCTTATACTGGAACTTTGAAGACGGGCTCTCATGAAGTTTCTATTGGTTCTGCTGCAGGAGGCGTATCCATTACAAACGCATTCAATGGCAACATTCAAGAGATTGTTATTTGGGATGGAGACAAAACATCAATAAGAGCCACCATTGAGTCTGAGGTTGACGCATATTACTCAATCACCTGAGTTCATTATATTTGCACTATGAGTAAAGAGGCGCTAAGGTCAAGAATCAAGCGCATGCTGAAAAAGCATGGGCTTGCTGGTGTCAACAAACCAAAGCGCACTCCTAGCCACCCCAAGAAGTCACACATAGTGCTTGCCAAACAAGGGGATAGAGTAAAACTTATTCGTTACGGACAGCAGGGGGCTAAGACCGCAGGTAAGCCCAAGGCTGGAGAAAGCGATCGCATGAAGAAGAAAAGAGCCAGCTTTAAAGCTAGGCATAGGCGTAACATTGCAAAAGGCAAAATGAGCGCAGCTTTTTGGGCCAACAAATCCAAGTGGTAATGAAAACAGTCAAGGCAAAAAAGGGGGCTAAGTTCTCTATAACGAACAAAACCATGTCTATCGACCCGCCAAAAGGTTTTCACTGGATGGAGGATAGCGGCAGATATTACTTGATGAAGGGTGAGTATACCCCTCATCCAGGCGCTGTTGCAAAGGCGAAGTTTAAAATGGCTGACCACCCAAAGAAGAAGTAATGGCCAAGAGTGCAGCACAACAAGCAGCGATAGCGATCGCTATGAAGAAAGCAGGGAAGAAACCCAAGTCCGCCAAGAAGGGGATGAAGTTCAACCCTAAGTACACTCGTGGTAGCGCTAACGTAGGGGAAAGAAAAAGATTGATGCAGGAGATTTCTGACATCTACAAAAAGCATAGAGGCACCAAAGCCAAAAGAAAAAAGAAAGGATTCCCACCAGCCGTAGCTGCAAGATTGAAGAAGCTTATGGCAAGAAGAGATAAGATATGAAGGTAATGAAGAAAGGCGGCATGGCTGGATTGTCTGCTGCACAAAAGGAAGTTTATCGTAGAGGCCTTGCCGCTTACATGAGCTCAGGCAATAGACCAAAGGTGTCTCAGCACGCCTGGGCTATGGCTAGAGTAAAGTCAGCTTTTGGAAAGCGTGAAGCAGCAAAGATTGCAGCTGGCAAGGGTAAAAAGAAGAAGAAATAATAATTAGTATATTTGCCAAAACAAAAACACTAAAATGGCTACAACAACTGCAACTATTACATTGTCCAGCTCAGACCTTACTGGGGATGCTTTGGCTTTGTCTACAACTGCCACCCTGACCAAGGCTGGCACGCTGACTGGCTTGGACCAAACCACTGGCGTTGGTCGCAAGACTTACACATCAACTAGTATCGCAACCTTGGTTGACAAGGCTGACTATGGCGATGACAAGGCTCACAAGGTCTACATCAGAAACACGAGCACTGTCGCTACAGAGAACATTGCCATCACTGTTGAGGCTCAGCTTTTGGGTAGACTGTATGCTGGAGACTGGGCTTTGCTCCCCTTTAATGGAGACCAAGACATTAAGGTGACTCCTAGTGTTGCGACAGCATTGACTGTTGAGTACCTGGTTATTTTTGAATAATAATGGCTAGCGTAAGAGCAACATTGAGCCTTTCGAGCGTTGGTGTTCTCAGCAGCCCTCTAAATATTTCTGTCAACTCGCTGCTTGTCGTTGACTCTGGTTCTTTGATTAGAGCTAAAGTCAAGGGAACGGCGGCTGACAGCAATGACTTGGCTATTTACATAGCCAACCAGTGCTCAGAAAGAGCATACCTCTACATCAAGAACCTTGAGAGCGAGCTTGAGAACTACATCTACATTCACAACGATACCGACACAGGTCTAGTAGCCAAGATCGGTGGTGGTGAGTTTGCGTTTATTCCTATCAACCCAGACAAAAAGCACGAGGTGTACGCCACCAAGGTTGATACTATGGTTGAGTACGGTGTATTTGGAAATGACGATTCATCTAATCCTTACGGAGGGTCCTAATAAATAAGACATGGCCAAGAATTTTAAAACAGTAAGAATAACGCCTACTTGCTTTAACGGCACAACTAATGCTCAAAGCGAGGTTTTGTTTAATCCTACAGAAATTAAAAATGCTGTAGCGCACAATGGGGGCGCCGCCTTGTTGAAGTCAGTAAGTATTGTAGACTTTGATGACAACGCCGATGATGATTATGAATTGTATTTCTCTCAGCTAGGAACAAATGATTTAGGCACGCTGGGCGCCGTTATAGATATTACAGACGCAGAGCTTGTTACGAATAAGTCTTTGGGTTGGGTTGCTGTCCCTGGTGTTACCAACAATGAAATTGGTGATATGGTTCTATCAAGAATTTCAACAGTTACTGGTATAGATTTAGTTGTGCAAGCTGAAGGTGGCAGCTCTTCTATTTTTGTTGGGTGTGTTTGCGGCACAGCCGCAACAGTTTCAACGACCTCTGGACTAGAACTTATTCTTGGCTTTGAGCAACTTTAAGAACACAAATAATTTAATATAAATGGAAAATCAACCTAGCGAAATTGCAGGTATGAAGGTCTTCAGCAACCCTGAGGACCTTGCTGCATCTATGGCTTCTGAACAGGAGCCACAAGTCGAAACAACTGAGCCAGCGGCTGAGCCCGTTGCTGAACCCGTAGCGGAACCCGTGGCGGAGCCAGCACCAGAGCCAAGCCCAGAGCCAGCTGTCGAAGCACAACCTCAAGAGTCTTCATACGTAGACCCTGAGGCTGCACCAATAGAAGAAACTGAGGAGTACAGTGATTCTGATTACGAACAAGCTGTTCTTTCATACATGAGCGAGAGGCTCGGTAGAGAGTTTAGTTCGTTTGATGATTTTAGCACTCCACAACAAAAAGCTCTTGATGAGCGCATTGAATCTATTGCTCGTTTTGTAGAAGAAACTGGCAGGTCACCACAAGACTGGTTTGCTTACCAGTCGTTGAATACTTCCGAGATGGATGATGCAACGGCTATCCGCGTAAGCATGGCAAGTGAGTACCCCAGCCTCTCTCCTGAAGAGCTCAATGTGTTGGTCAATAGCAAATACAAAGTGGACCCCGATCTCAACAGTGAGGAAGAGGTTCGCTTGGCTCAAGTCCAACTCAAGGTTGACGCCCAGAATGCTAGACAAAAGATCGAGGAGCTTCGATCTCAGTACCAAGCACCTGAGGTTCAGCAGAGCGCAGACGTAGAGTCTATCGTTGACGAGGCATGGGTCTCTAAGATGTCAAACGAAGTTGATCAGATGACTGGGTTGGAGTTCGACCTGGGCGGTGATAAGAGCTTTACGTTTGGCCTAGATGACGCATACAAGTCACAACTCAAACAAAAGAATGCTCGTCTTGACGAGTACTTCGATCCCTACATCCGTGAGGACGGTAGCTGGGACTATGACTCGCTTTCTTCTCACAGAGCTGTCGTTGACAACATTGACGCCATTGTAGCTTCGGCTTACAAGCAAGGCCTTGGTGATGGTCAAAAGACTCTCGTGAATAAAGCGGCCAATGTCCA